CCTTCTTTTGTAGAAGCAAAAGCTTGTGATTTAGGTGATCTTACACAAAAAATGTTAGCTGTTTATAATGCAGTTGATGTTGAAAAGATGGTTATAAAGAATAAAGAATTTGCTAAAAATTGGGTAAAGGGTGCAAGTGATATAAATGAATTATTGGAAGAAGTTGTTTCTTATAAAGAACCAATTATAAACAATAGTAAATCAGAATCAACTAAAATAGAAGCTGTTCTGTTTGCTCAACACTCTGCCGCTGGTGATGTTTTTGTGACCACTAGGTGTTTTAAAGGTCTCAAAGAGAGACACCCCGATTTGCCTATTTATTATATGACTTCTCCACAGTATATGGATATTTTAATTAATAATCCTTATATAGATGGAATAATACCTTGGGATGAAAAGCAACTTAAAAATTATCAATTTGTTTATAATCCACATGGGGAAAGAATACTCCCTGGACATTGGGGAAGAAATTCAAATTCTCTATTATCAGATTTTTATTGGAAAATTCTTAAAGTAGAACCTGATGATTTTTTTATTGAGAAGATGAGACCCAAAGAAGAATATGTTCAATATTTAGAAAATTTTATTATTGTTCATACAACTGGGGGAGACCCCCATTTTAGAACATACCAATATATGGGAGATGTTTGTAATTCTATGAACGAACTGTTTGTTCAAGTGGGTTCTGAAAAAGATTATCCTGCCTTCCCTGATAAACTTATTAGAGGGGGTGGTCTTGATTTAAGAGGCAAATTAAGCTATAGGGAAACTGCTTGGGTAATCTCTAGAGCTAAAGCCGCCATAACAGTTGATTCTTTCGTTGGTCATTTGTGTGGAGCATTAGGGATTTCTCAAGTGTGTTTATTTGGTTCTGGTAATCATAATGTAGTAAAACCCAATCAACTTAAAGGTGAATTGATTTGTATGGTTCCAGACTATGTTAATGATTGTATTGGATTAGGTCCTTGTAGTGCTTCAGTTAGAAATTGTCCTACTCCATGTACGGGAATTCATGATCCTAAAGACATTATAAACAATCTTCGGAGGTTATTATGAGGAAGTTGGTTGTAGCAAGTAATATGTTTAATGAGATAGATCAACTTGGGGAATGGTTTGATTTTGTAAAAGAAATAACGAATGATATTGTTATTGTCGATATGGGTTCTACAGATGGTACAATACAATATTGTGAACAAAGAGGGGCAAAGGTTATCGTTGACCCAATAATTATTAACGAGGGATATGGACCTGCTAGAAATCAATTAAGGCAGTTAGCTAAAGATTTATTTGATGCTGATTGGTTACTATTTTTAGATGCAGATGAACGAATTGATGAATGTGATTTTCATAGGTTGAGATTTATAAAGGACTATCTTATTGATGATTATGATGTGGTTGCTTTTCCAAGAATAGATTGGTTGAATAAGGAAAGAACGGGGTCAGCTAAAAGTTGGTTAGTAAATCCTGATTGGCAAGCACGAATGACTAGATTAAATAGCCCACTTAAATATGTAAGACGATTGCATGAGCAATTAGTGAATTTTAAAAAGATTTATGCCTTTCTAGAAAATCCAAAAATTAATCATTTTCATAGAAGTAGAACGATTGAAAAAAATGTTCAAATTGGAAAGGTGTGTGCCTATTTACATGATAAGGATATCGAGTGGGGTCATACTTATCCTAAACATCATAAAGAAGATCATTTTCTAGAACTTTACGAAAAAGAAGGATTATGAATCTTTTTATTTTTACAAATTCTACAGGGTGTATGTGTTATGAAGGAACAAACTTCATACCCAACGCTAGTTATGTGGATGGATTACAAGAATATCATCCTGAAGGAATGTGGATTAACGGGGTTACCATTTTGAATGTTCACAAAACTTTACCTCAAATTTTGAAAGGAACAAAAAGAATAGCTGTGCTCCATTTTGGGGTGTGCGAAGCCCTTTCCCATCCCCCAGTCAATTTTCTAAATTTATGGATCGCTGTATTGCTACAACAATTAGCTGATTCTTGTTTGTATCAAACTTTTATTGTTCCTAAAATGGTGAAGGCTGTGGAATCTTTAGCTAATGAGAAACCAGAATATTTTTTATCATTGGAACCAAAGGAATTTGAGTATATTTTAGATAATATTTTTTGGATGTTGCAAGGTACAAAGACGTTAATAGTTGGTATGAGTCAACCAAATTCTGGTAGTCCTTCACATTGGATCAGCCAAGCTTGGGAATATAACGAAGTAATGAAAAAAGGGTGTGAAAAGTATAATGTTGAGTTTCTTGATATTTGGGAATCTTTTAAGGATTATGTCCAAGATTCCTCACATTTAAATATAGAAGGGCACAAACAATTACTTGAAAAAGTGAAATACTTTATTGGAGAAAACAATGGATAAATTAAATACCTATACATCCACAGGTAACAAATTATTAAAACATCCTGAATTGCTTTTGAAATTGAAAAGAGATAAAAAAGCTTTTCCAATTTCTTTACAGGTAGCTCCCGAAAGTAGGTGCAACCTCAAATGTGTTTTTTGTAGCAATACAAATAGAGATAAATATGAATCATTAGACAAAGTAGAATTAGGAAAATTCATAAGAAGTTTGTGGAATAAGGGATTAAGAACAGTTGAATGGACTGGTGGCGGTGATCCTACTATGTACGATAATATCCAAGAAATGATGATATATTCGCATGCTTTAGGGTTAGATCAAGGTCTTATAACTAATGGTGTAGTTTTAAAAGAAACAATTCATAAAAGAATTATCGGATTATTAAAATGGGTTAGAATTTCAATGAATTGTTTGGATTATGTTGATTCTATCAGTTTACCCACAATTAAAGGCACTCTCGGATTTAGTTATGTTATAAACAAAAACACCAATAACGATGTTTTTAAAAAATTGGGTATGTATGTAAAAAAACACAAACCTGCTTATGTGCGAATAGTGCCAGATTGCCAAACTACTGTAGAAAGACAAATTGAAAATAATGATTATTGGTCTAAGATGGTTTATTCGTGGGGAGAACCTTATTTTTACCAAGCGAAGATGTTTTCCAAACCAGAAAGATGTTGGTGGGGACACATAAAACCCTTTTTACTTCATGATGGATTTATTTACCCTTGTAGTTCGGTTGTGTTGAATGAGGATTCTGATAGGTCCTTTCATACTAAGTACAGATGGTTTTCTATGGAAGAGTTTGTCAATCATTATCAAGAAAAGATAATACCTTTTCCTAATAGTTCTTGCAATCATTGTGTTTTTAAACCACAAAATGATTTAGTAGATTCTTTATTAAATCCAATAGAAATGGAAAATTTCATTTAGAAGGGGGAAACAATGTTTGTTTTAACAAAAGAGTGGTTGCGTAAATACTATGGGAGTAGTCCAATTCAAAAAGAATTGACTAAATTATGGTTAATAAAATATGGGAAAGATGTTCCAAATGGTGTTTTAGATGAATGGTCTAATTGGAAACATCTTAGCGAGTATCAGGTTAATACTCTTGATATTGTTCCTCAATGTTTATCTAAGATTGGTGAAGAATTTAAAACAGAATTACAAGCCCATTTATTTGTGAATCTTTTAAGAGTTCCATTAGCTAAATCTTATATGGAAGCTATATTAACAGTTGAACCCAAAACTATTTTGGAATTAGGTGTTGGTGGAGATTCAGCCATAAGTACCTCAGTATTTTTAAATCATGTGGAAATGGTGGGTGGTCACTTATATTCTGTAGATCATAATCCTCTTGGTATGACTATGTTCCGATACGGTAATTATTTAAATAGTATTTGGACATTCGCACAAATGGATAGTTGGATGTATTTGAAAGGTTCTAGCGGAAGATTTGACATGATCTTTATTGATACTTCCCATAGTTATCGACCGACTATGGATGAGTTAGAACTAGCTTCCAAGTTTACTAATAATATTTTAATGGACGATGCTTTGTTTGAAGGTAATGAAATTGATGATGAGAAAGGGGGAGTAAAAAGGGCTATTGAAGATTGGTTACAAATAGATAAAGATTGGAAAAAAACAGATTTATGGCAGGGCAATGTCGTCCTTTTAAAAAAGGAAATATAATGGTTATTAATAGAAGTGTTCTTGGTGAACATACTATAAGTGATTCTGAACAAAGACAAGCTGATAAATGGATGGAACATTTTGATGGTAGTGAACTTATGGATTGGCAGAGATACGTTTTAAGTTGTTTTCCTAAAGAAGAGTTTTATGAATTACCAGAAGATATTTATAGATTATCAGCTATGCACAAATATTCTACTTACAATAAGTTTGTTTGGGATACTGTTGTTAGGAATGGTTGTATTGCTTCCGCTACCTTAAGTTTAGCTTTTAAACCGAAAGTGGTAGTAGAGTTTGGTGTTCACGGTGGATTTACCACACTTTTATTATGTAAAATTAATAAAAATGCGAGAATTCATGCTGTGGACAATTCCAGTATTTTAGCAGATTATGCTAATGTTATGTATCCAAGATTGCCTACATGCTATGTACCATTAATGCACAATGTAAAAAATCTTTCTTTGCATATTATGGATTCATATATGTTTGATATGTTCGGAAAAGTGGATTTATGTTTTGTTGATGGAGATCATTTTAATTCGGGAGTTGAATGGGATACTTGGAGAGCATGGGCTAATAGAAATAAGGAAGGAGATTGGTGTATAGCTTGGGATGATTACCATCCTAATAATCCAGATGTGTATAATATTGTAAATGATTTTGTAAAAGAAGTGGGTTACCCTTTACAAAAGATTGTATCGTGGGTATGGATTGGTAATAAAGAAATATCTGAAAACGATTTAATAAATCTGAAAGGAATATAAATGATGGAAAATAAAGTGGCAGTTTGTATGACTCATGGACATACGGCAAAATGGCTCCAAGTGGTTATGAATTCTATGAAAGAAAGAAGAAACGAAACCCCTAATGATGTGTATGTTGCTTGCAGTTGGCCAAATCATCCGAGTATTAAAGCCATCAGCGAGACTGAATTAGGGGAAGGGGTTACTCTGGTAGAATGTAAAAAAAGGTTACACTCCCATGCAACTGGTCTTGAAGAAATTTTAGATGTAATTGCTAATAAAGGTTATAAATATATGTTTTGTACCGAAACAGACTGTAGAGCTATGAAAGATGGTTGGCTTGATTGGTTTGTTAATTTCTTAGAACAAGATGAAAAATTAGGAATAGCTGGTTTCTTTTGGCACGAAGGATCAAATCATTTTAACATCAACCCTTCAGGCACTCTTTATGGAATGGATATGCTTCTTCAATATCACAAAGAGGTATATGAAAATGATGAAGATATTTTTTGGCATCCTAGAGGTAACAGAATGGGTACTGATGCAGGTATGGATCCTACTATACGAAATGTTGTGGGGGTATTTGCAGAAACCAGGGGTATCAAAAATCCTACACCCGAGCAAGAAAAAGTTATTTTGAGCGGTGTTCCACAAGCTGCTTGGTTTGAGCCTGGGCAATGGTTATATGCTCGACTACAGGGAGAATGGAGAGAAGTAAAAGTACCTTGTGATCATATTTATATGCAATATCCAGGTCATACCGCTCCTGAAGGAACATATTATGGTGGAAAAGCTGATCCTTGGTTGGTACACCTATGGGGAGGAACCCGTGCTTATGATTGGAAAAAACACCCGGTAACCGATAACTTTGTAAAATCATGTGCTCCAGCTTGGTTAGCTAGGGAAGATAAGATTTGGAAAGAAACGGTTCCTGAAAAGTATAGGAGTATTGTCCAAGAAATCAACAAAGAGGAAAATATTGAACAAAAAATGATAGACAATCTTGGGTTTATAATACCAGAGGCTTTCTGATGAATTGTAAAATTCCTAATTGTAATGATCCTGTAAAGTATTCAGGTAAACAATTATGTAGCAAACATTACCAACAAATTTATCATCATGGTAAAATTGTTGAGAAAGTCCCAAGACTTTGTTCTACAGAAGGATGCGGAAAACCTCACTATATGAAAACCTTTTGTGTAAATTGCTTTAATAAAGAGAGAAGAAAAGGAACAGTTTACCTAGGAAAAACATGTTCTGTTGAAGGGTGTGATCTGCCTGTTTTTGTTCTTAAACCTATGTTGTGTGAACGCCATCATAGGCAAATTAAAAGGAAAGGCATTATTTATAAAAGTAAACAAGAACCCAATGATTTTGTAATTTATGAGGATTATATAGGTATAATTTTGTTAAATGAAAACAGAGAAGTTGTAGGAGAGTGTTTGATTGATAAAGAAGATTATGAAAAGGTAAAAGATTATAAATGGAGTTTAGATAAAGGGAAAATAACAGATTATGTTGTATCAAGGACAGGTAGAAAACCTGTCAATATCGCAAAAATTATATTAGGCACAGAAAGTAAGATAGACCATAAAAACGGAAAAGGTTTAGACAACAGGAAAGAAAATTTAAGGTTTGCAACAGATCAACAAAATGCACAAAATAGAGGTTTTCGTAGAGACAATGTTACAGGATTTAAAGGAATAACTTTTAGTAAATTTGAAAAGAAATATATTGCACAAATAGGTATCAACAAAAAGGTTATTAGATTAGGAGCATTTGTTGATCCTGTAGAAGCAGCCAAAACTTATGACCAAGCGGCTGTTAAATATTTTGGTGAATTTGCTAGGACTAATCAAATGGAGGGAAGAATATGAATATTCAGGTAGAACTTAGCACCGTGTGTTCCTTACAATGTGCGGAATGCCCGCAAAGGTTAATGAAACGGGAAAGACAATTTATGTCCGATGAAGTCTTTGATGAAGTATTGGGCTACATTAATGAATTAGAAAATAAAGAAGCTAAATTGGGATATCCTCCAACAGTAATACTTCATAAAGACGGGGAGCCATTACTTCATCCAACTATTAAATCTAAAATTGGTAGGATTTCTTTAATGAGACCAGAATTTAGATTAAATCTTTATACAAACGGTTTAAAATTAACACCTGAATTTATAGAGTTTCTTTCTAAATTACCTAATAAAATTTGGTTACTTGTCTCATTTCATTTTTTTAATGCTGACGGTTCAGAAAACAATTATAACAAAGTGACCAGTATTTTAGAAGAAGCTTTGAAGAAGAATTACCAAAATATAAATTTTGTTTTCACTTCTCATGTAACTAGGTTTTGTTCAGAAGAAAGATTAAATGAATGGATAAATAGTTGGGGTAAATACCAAGATACCGGGAAATGGGAAATTGGTTTGAATAAGCATATTAATCCTTGGACAGGTTTAATAAAAGAAGAAAATTGTGTAACATTTGATTCTTGCCCTTACGGAGATTTTGGTCATTTATTTATAGGAGTAACGGGTAATGTAATTCCTTGTTGTATGATGTTAGAAGAAGATATTATTTTTGGTAACATTATAGTTGATTCAAGAGAAGTGATTTATGAACGGGCTAAAATCTTTTATGACAATATTAGGTCTAAGTCGGTTGTTCCTCCGATATGTTCGAGGTGTATGAGATGAACAAGAATTACTTTGACCGTGATTATTATGAACGTGGCATAGAATCAGGGAAAAGCCTTTACCAAAACTACCGATGGATGCCCGAACAAACGATACCAATGGCCATGACAATTATTGATTATTTAGATATTAAAAGGGGTGAAAAAATATTAGACTTCGGGTGTGCTTTTGGATATCTTGTTAAAGCATTCAGATTGCTTTACAGAGACGCTTGGGGATTTGACATTAGTAACTATGCTCTCAGCAAAATTGATTCGGAGACGACCCCTTTCTGTTCGCCCACTGATGTTTTGAGCGAGTCGTTTGACTACTGTATTGCTAAAGATGTTTTTGAACACATGAACGAAAGCGAAATCAGAAGCAGGTTGAAAAAAATAAAATCGAAGGTGTTGTTTGCTATTATACCTCTAGGTGAAAGTATTAAAGGTTATAATGCCCCAAGTAACAATTTAGATCGGTCTCATATCATTTGTGAAAATGAATTTTGGTGGATTGATTTTTTTAATTCTACGGGGTATTGGAATGTAACAGATTTTAGATTTCGAGTTGATGGTATAAAAGACAGTTATTATGAAAAATTTCCGAACTCTCACGGATTTTTTGTGTTAAAGAGATGTTGATAACTTTAGTGATAATACCTATTGCAGGAGTAGATGATGTTAAATTAATAGAATCGTTTGATTCTATTCCTGCTTATATTATTAAGTTACAAAAGGATAGGTATTTTAATGTTCCTGTCAAAACAGGATGGAAGATGTTTATGTATTCCAACGAATATTTATCAAAACAATTAGTTGAAGCTCTTCCGATTTTGTTAAAAGAAACTAAATTCCACTATTTTTCGTTTTACAAATTAATATTAGATCAAGGGATAACAAAATTTAGTATATCTCCAAGGTTATTTGATTCTCGTATAAGATTAATAGGCAGTTCTGTTTATCCTGTTGATATTAATTCTTTTAATGGTATAACCATACTAGACGGGTTTATTTACCAATGTTAAAAATTGAAATAAAAATAGATGATAACGATAAATTAAAGATTTTAAGGGCTGTAGGGAATGTGGTTTCAGCCGTTAAATTTCAAGAGAACGAATTACCAAGAAAAATGTCCATAGAATATGTTATGGCTATTAGACAGAATATTGCTTCGGGATTTTATTCGTTTACTTCTTATTCTAAGGAGTATAAGAAATGGAAAGATAAAAATTTTGGGGGAGAACCGTTTTGGAAATTATCGGGTAATTTAATGACTCATGTAAAAAGTTTTAAAACAAATGATGGTTGGATGGGCGGTGTTCCTGAAGGTACTATGGAACGATCTCCTATGAATTGGGGAATGAATAGAAGTACATTGCATTCTGTCGTAATGTATGGTAAAGTAATAGAAGAAGGGGGACCGTTTAAAAAAGGGGGGTCTATTAAGAAAAGTAAAGCGAGACCCTTGTTTTGGAATACTTTATATTATTTTAGTTTTAATCAGTCTCCTATTTATGGAGAAAAGGCTTTAACTCAAATAGCAAAGGAATGGAAATGAAAGTTATAGGTGTAGAAAATAGGGAAATTGTTGCCATTGTTGAATTCACTGTAAAAGAATTGGAAGATTTGAAAATCGGATTGTCTTTATGTGATATTGATTTTGATGGTAAGAAGGAAGAGGAATCAAGTGCCGTAAACTACTTGACAAAATTGTTTTTTCCTGCTATAAAAGAATTACTGAAGAACATTAAAGGTGAGTAAATGGCTTTAGACAGTACGGCAAGGGAAGCTAATGTAAGGGACTCAATTAAGAAGTATTTTGTGGATAATATTCACACCATAGAAAAAATTCAAGTTACTTTTGATAAGTCCCTTACTACACCTAAGATTCAAGGTACTGAAGTTGATAGATGGATAACTGTTATATTTGGGGAAATGATATTAGATACCTTTTCATCTTTTTCTCTTGAAATTTTTTGTTGTACCAAAAAAGATTCTGAGGGGTTTAAATTGGCACAACTTAGAGACAAAGTAGTGGGATATTTAATTGATACCAATCAAACAGATTGTATGGCTCGAATACCACTTTATAGAAGTTCTGCTTCGGAAGCATGGAGTTTGTTGGGGGCTATGGTTGTCCAAATAGATTTAGAATCTCCTGTTGTCGAAGCTGAAGATGGTACTAAATTCAAATCTATTGCTTTACGACTTCGGTGGGGAGTGGTATGCTAATGGAAGAAAAAAGTTTTCTATTTTGTAAAAAATGTGGTAAAAAGATAATCGAAAGACAGAATAACGGTTTATTTTATTTTGTATTCGGTAAACGTAGAGATAAAGAAGGTAATCTTTTAGAATTTAGTCCTGTAGAACTGTTAATACATGGATCAATAAAAATTAGATGTCTATCAAGAACATGTGGACATTGGAATATATTTAATTACTTTCCTGGTGAATTACAATCGGATAATCCTGAAACAGCCCAAAATAATTTATTAAAGAAAGGGGGTGATATTTATGTCTAGGACCGGTCCCGTTACGAAAGATACCACTGCTATTCCTTTTGGGTTGGCTCAGGTTAGGGTAGGTGCTGCTGCGGCTAATGTTACAAGCATTAACCCTGTTCTGATTGCGTCTAATTCTATAGGTGCTTTAGCTAATACAAAGTTCATGAGTTCTGTGGATTATTGGAAGTTAGAATCTGGATATCCTTTGTTAGAAGATTTGACCTTACCTATTAGAGAAAAGGCTTCTTTAGAGTGTGCTTTTAAAGAAGTGACTCCTATGAATCTTGCTTTTGCTAAAGGTATTGATGCTACTTCAGGATATACTAGTGCCCATTCAGGTGAGATTGGGTTAGGTAATATTACTACTCCTGCTTTTCTTAGGATGGAAGCTGTGTATACTTTTCCTGATGGTAACAACCAAATGGTCATTATCTTTCCAAGGGCTCAGATAACTTCTAATACGGAAGTTGATTTTAAGTCTGAAGACTCTGCTTCTGTTCCTATTACTTTTGAAGCTAAAAGGGCTGATAGTGAAGTTAGTGGCGGCAGTTCTGTTTGGGATAATAAACCTATGGGTCGCATTCTTTTTAGACCTACTCCGTAAACCTTTTAATAAATCGGATACCCTTTGGGGTATCCGAATAATTACAATCTAAGGAGATCAATTATGGAAGATAAAGAATTGGAAATGCTTAATCCACAAATCAAAGAAATTCTTGTAGGAACAAAAACATTAAAAAAAGTAAAAATATATCCTCTATCAACGGCTGACCAATTAGAGCTTACTGGTAATATTTCTAGTTCCATCCTTAATATCATAGTCTTAAAAGAAGAAAGCAATTTCAAGATAGTTTCCCTTATTAAGGACATTGTAACAGATAATATTGGTAAGATTTTGACTTATGTTACTGATGAAGGGGAACCTTTAATGAAAGAAATCAGTAATGAGCAACTTTTGTATTTAGTAGAAATAATTTATGATATGAATTATGGATCTTTAGAAAAAAAAACAACCGAGATACTAAAGAAGATAATGAAAACATTTCTGCCAGCCGGGTTATCACTAGTATCCTCCGAGCCTATCCCCAATACAGACTTGAAGACATCTTCAGAAGAAGCTTTAGAGATGGAGGACTTACAATAGGCCAAATAACTGTTATGTATACTGGTATTGAAGAACAGAAGTCAGAATATTTTAAAATCGGTGCTGCTTTATTTGGTATAGATTTAAATAAAGAGACTGTGAAAAAGAAGGAAACAAATAGAATGATATTTAAAGATCCTTCAGAATATGCTGATATGTCGGATGAAGAAAAGAAAGCTTTATCTAAAGAAATGATGGGTCATTACAAGATGTTGGTATCAAATCAAGTAAAAGGGATAAAGACAGATGCCTAGCCGAGATTTATCTTTAGGTGTTTTATTTTCTGCTAAAATGGATGCTACCTTTGCCTCTATAGCGTCCAAATTTAAAGATGCCTTTAAAGATATAGAAACAAGTATCAATAAGGTAACTAAAGCAACTGAGCAAAGTGGAAGGGGTTTTATCAGCTATAATTGGAAAATAAAGGATATTATAGCTGATATGGAAAAACTTTTGGCTATTCAAGCTAGATGGTATGGTGCTAAGTTTGCTTTGTTTGCAGGCGTAGAGGTCCCTATTACCCTTCTAAAAGAAGGGATCAAATATATTATTGAAATTGATAAAGCAACGGCTAAGCTAGATAGATATGCCTTAATGGAAGGCAAAATGGGGGAAGAGGCTAAAAAAACTTCTAAAGACATTGTAGAATTATCAAGAACCATATCAGTACATATGGGGGTTTTATTTGAGGATATTATAAAATCTGCCGATAGATTGGCCGCCGCAGGTTTGGGTATTGATACTGTCAAAGCTTCTTTACAGGATTTTGCTAAACTGCAATTAGCTTTTCCTGAAATTGAAATGGAGAAATTTACTACAGCTATTGTGGGTTTTTTGAATAGTTTTAAAGAATCCCCTTCTTTGGAAAAGTTTGCTACTGATTCTGAAAAAATATCAGCAATACTTGATAAGGCTGTGGTTGCTTTAGGTAAGTCTGTTTTGGATCCTAAAAACTTAACTATGGTTATTCAGTATTTAGGTCAAGTAGGTAGTGTTACAGGTTTTTCTGTGGATGAATTGTTAGCTATGGCTGCTATGCTTACTAATTTAGGAGCTAAAGCTAATACTGCTTCAAGGTCTTTAAGGGGGTTTTTACTTTCCCTAACCACTAAATCTGCTAGAGAACAGTTAGAGGCTTTAGGAATTACTTTAGATCAGACAAAAACAATAGCCCAACAGTTTGATAATATTATGGTTGGACTTAGAAAAGCTGTAGGTACAGGTGAATTAACTGTTGGTTCTTTAGGAGCTTTAACTAAAATAACTTCTACTGAAAGGTTAGGAGCTTTATTAGCACTAATAAAACAGTGGGAGGGTTATAAAGATATGGTGGAATCTATTCAAGGTTCTGAAGGAGCTTTGGATAGAGTTGCACAACGGATGAATGACACCTTATCAGCTAAAATACAAATTCTAAAAAATATTAAAAGAGAATTAGGGGCAGCGGCAACAGAAAGTGGCAATTTTGGTAAGGTGTTAGAATGGCTTACAGAAGGTGTTAGATATTTGGCGTTGTGGATAAATGGTTTAGCTACAGCAGTGGGTATAGTTGTGTCTGCTATGAATCTTTGGATAAGTGTGGCTAAAATATGGTACGGTTCATTATGGGATGCTATAACAGGAAAGGGAAGAGAACAAGAGAGTTCCAATCCCTTTTCTGGAATATTTGGTTTTGTTAAATCTTTGTGGCAATCTAGGGATAAAGTAAAGGAAGCTGGAGGAGCTTTTTCTAATGAATTTAATAAAATAATGGAAGATGCCAATAGATTCCATGATAGAATGATGAAAGTTCCTAAAGATTTAAGAGGTACTGATGTAAAGAGTATGTTAGGTATAAAGGGAAAAGATGAAAATCTTCCTACTCCTGGATCCACAGAAACAGAAAAAGAAAAATACAAAGGATGGTTGAACGATAGAAGGGCTGCGGAAAAATCTTACTTTGATGCTAAGTTATCAGAGATTAGAAATAATTATGCTACTGAGGATAAATTATTAGAAGCCTCTTTTAAAAATAAGTTGATAAGTGAAGAAGAATACCGTGAAAAGAAAAAAGAATTAAGAGAAAAAGATCAAGGTACTTTCCAAGAAGAAATATATGCCGATATGTTGGCTTTAACTGAAACCTATAATGAGCAATATGCTCAAATAAATAAAATAGGAAATGCACAAGAAAGACAAAGAAGGACAAAGGTAACGGCTGCAAAAGAAAAAGCTGATTTTGCAAAAATCATAACAAGACTTACTCAAGAGGAGAATAAATTAAAAATAGATAGCAATGAGGACTATTTAAGAGAACGTATTTCACAAATGAGAAGGGAATTAAACCAAGCCCTTTACAATAGTGAAATGGAGAAAAAAGCTATTCAACAAACCCTTGAACTTAGAAGTAAGGGGATTGAGGAAGAAGAAAGACTGAATGAGTTCAGATTTGGTAAGGGGGAAATATCTTCTACCGAATATTATCAAAGGCAGATCGATTTAGAAAAAGAATTATTAAAGGTTAAAATAGAATCGGCTGATAAAGCTAGACAGGCTGATTTTAAAGCTAATTTAGCTAGGGCGAATAATGGGATTATAACCCAAGAAGAATATGAAAAGATTAAAGAAGAAGATTCTAAAAATTATCAAGATTATGTTAATAAAAAAGAAGTGTTGGAACAAGATTCAGCTTATAAGATACTTGAAATATATAGGAAGCTGTCTGAGGATTTAGAAATCATTTATAAAGAAGGGGGATGGGTAGAAGTAGTTAAAAAAACATTAGATAAGGTTTATAATGAGTATAAAAAAACAGGGGAAAAAATTGCTGATCTTGTTAAAGGGATAATTAGTAGTATGGAATCTTCTCTTTCTGATACTTACAGTTCCATATTAAAAGGCAAGTTTAATGTAAATAAAGAAGGTGATCTTTCTAATATTGATGAACAAATGAGAACTTTGGATATTAGAAAACAAGATATAGATTTACAGATCGAACAAGTAAGGGCAAATGAGAGATTAACAGAATCCCAAAAAGAATCACAAATAGCTTCACTTGAAGCCCAAAAGGAACAGTTAGAAGCACAAAAATCCGCATTAGAAACAAATAGAAAAGCCATTGAAGAAACAAGTAGTTTAAAAGAAGCCTTTCAATCGTTTCTTGATGCTGTTTTGGAACAAATAGCTAAATTTTTAGCCAGTCAAACTGTAAATTACTTTTTAAATTTTATGAAAACAGCTTTTAGTAGTTATGATACAGGGGGTAGTGGAGGGGGCGGAGGAGGCGGTGAAGGTGTTTGGGTGCATTCTGGTGGTGTTATAGGTAGGGATAATTTAGTACATGGTTATATATCTGATATACCCAAATATCATTCTGGTGTAGGTCCCGGAGAACACTTAGCCGTTTTAAGAAATGATGAGGGGGTATTTACACCAGGACAAATGGCAGCTTTAGGAGATAGAGAACGATCCATTAATGTGTCAATTAATCTTGAAAATAAATCAAGTCAAGAAGTAAAAGCCAAATCTTCAGGTACTATGTTTGATGGTAAAAAATACATTATAAGTGTTATCCTTGAAGATATAAATAAGGGCGGTTTACTTAGAAATGCTTTATTATAAAGGATAAAAAATGTCTACATTTCCAACATTAAGCAGGGACGTTGAATGGTTGATATCAGAAGAAATGGAAGATTCCACTATAGAGAGTCCTTTTGAATCAGGATATGTTCATACTAGGCCACGTTTTACAAGTGATCGTAAAAAATGGAATAATGTGCTTTATACACATTTAACTGCTTCTGATAAGGTGTTGTTGACCAATTTTATGACTGAAGTAAGGATGTCCGCAATAGCTTTTAATTGGGTTAATCCTGATGATAATATTAATTATGTTGTTCGATTTAAACCACCGCCTAAAATAACTTATGAAATAACTAGTCATTTTTATCAAGCAGAAATGGGATTTGCTGAAGTAGGAGGGGCATCTATGTTAGCTGTAGCCAGTGAGACAAAAAATATAGTAGCTGGTGAATCTTTATTAGCGGGCAATTTTGTTAATATTTATTTAGACGGATCAACTTTAAAAATAAAGAAGGCTGATTCTGTACTTGGTTTAGAAGCGGATGGATTTGTATTGAATAATTGTGATTTAGGTAGATCAACGCCTGTTTATTTTATAGGTAAAATAAACTCAGCTTTAACTGGATTAACACTCGGAGGGATTTACTATCTTAGTACATCAGGAACAATTATAGGAACTGCTCCAACTGATGGTTCTACTGTTCAGCGAGTAGGTGGGGCTTTGTCTTCTTCAGAATTATTATTCCACCCGGGAGAACCTTTTTAATGAAAACTTTACCAAGTCTTTTAGCTATAGAGAAAAATAAACTTTATACAGACAGTTCTTGGTTAATTCTGTTAGATATAACTTTTACGGATAGTACTGTCCTTAATCTTGTCCGTAATACTGAAAATATAACTTGGAAAGGTACAGAGTATACAGCTTTTCCTTTTGAGTTAGAAGCTATAGCTAATTCCGGAAAAGGGGAGTTACCTTTAGTACAATTATCTGTATCAAATGTCACCAGAATAATTCAAGGATATTTGGAACCTTTAAACGGAGGTGTGGGTTCTCTTGTTGTTTTTCATGTTGTTAATTCGGAATACTTATCTGAAGATTCTTCTGCTTTGGATATGTCTTTTGTTGTTCTGTCCGTAAATTTGTCCGCTTCATGGGCTGTGTTTTCTTTAGGCGCACCTAGCCCTATTAGGAGAAGATTTCCTTTAATTAGATATATAGCCAATCATTGTAATTGGCAGTTTATGAGTGCAGAATGTGCTTATTCTGGTTCTATTCCTTCTACTGGATGTGATAGAACTTTTGATAATTGTCGTCTGTTTAATAATACTAAACGTTTTGGAGGATACCCTGGTATCAATTCCTCGGGGGTTAGATTTGTTTAAAGATTTGATAGGAAAGAAATTTGTGTATGGCGGAAGAGGGCCTAATGTTTATGATTGTTATGGTCTAAGTATGGAAATAAATAGACGTAGGGGAATAAAGTTAAGAGATTTTTCTCCTATAGATGAGCCTAGTGTAGTAGGGAATATTTTAGATGAAGGTATAATAGAATGTTGTATTAAGTTGGAAAAAGCAGAACCCTTTTGTTTTGTTTTGTTTTGCATTCATCCTAAATATGCCACTCATATAGGAATAGTTTTAGAAGATTGTCAAAGATTCATTCATACTCTTCCTAAAAGGGAAGTTGTTATTGAGAGATTGGATAGTATAATTTGGAAAAGCAGAATTAAAGGATATTATAGATATGTCCTCACAGATAATTAGAATAAATAATCCGTTTAACAGGTCAGATAGAGATGTTATTGTACTTCCGTATAGTAATAACCTAACTGTCTTTGATATAAAAAATAAATTTGTGCCAAAGGATTTAGAATTTATTACATCTTTAAATGGTAAGATAATTCCTATTTCTGAATTGCATTTATATAAGATAAGGCAGAATGATTGCATCACATTTATTCCAATTTTACAAGGAGGAGGAGACAATTCTGCATTAAGAACGATTTTACAAATAATTTCCGCAATTATAACCGTAGTAATAATGGCTTATGCACCTGAGTTAGGTCCTATTTGGGCACCTGTTTTGGCAGCCGTATGGTCTATAGGTAGTAATTATCTCATCAACACTTTAGTTCCACTTACTAGTCCCGGAGGACTAATGGTAGGTGGAAAACCTAGAATTTTTTCTCCTCCTTCTGCTGATCCTACAGGTATAGGAGAAGGTTATGATACATCCCAAAGTTTTTCTTGGAATCCCCAAACTACACAACAACAAGGAGGAATGATTCCTAGATATTATGGGATAAATAAAGTTTACGGTAATATAATTGCTGGAAATACAGAATCAATACCTGGAGCGGCAGGGGCAGCGGGGGAGAGAAGACTTACACCAAGAAGTCAGGAAGTTCATGATCTTTATGAAGCATACTTAGCAGCTAAGGATGCTTTTTTGGAAGCTGAACGAAATTGGGAAGAAACTAAAGCTTATATTTTTGGATTAGGTGTACCTGATTGGACTGAAACTTATCTTTGGAATATTTGGGTAGCGGCTGAAACAGCTTATATGAATGCTTTAGCGACTCTTAATGCCTCTATTACTGCTTATAATGAAGCGACAAAGAACTCTCCCTTAGATGAAACAGAATTAGTTGGTTATTATGAAGGAACACCTGATACTTTTTATTTAAACGTTCTTATACATTTAGGATTAGGCCCTATAGAACGTATTTCTGATATAAAAATAAACGATCAACCTTATAAAACCTTTGATAATATAAATATTGAACAGTCTCTTGGGAATTTAAACCAAGCTGTTATACCTAACTTTGGGGACACTGTAGTTGAATATCCCACTACCATATTAATAAAACATGCGGATTCTTTTGTTTATACTACCCAAGGTACTGTTTTTGATTCTTTGGAAATAGATTTTACATTTCCAAGAGGTATTTGGCATGTAAATGATTTTGGGGATTTAGAGAATCATTTTATAGGTTATAAAGTAGAAGCAAGATATATGGAAGGTACTTGGGCAACTTATGAAGAGGGTGTTGTAACAGATGTTAGAACTTCTTCCATAACGAAAACTATAAAATTTAAAATTGCTGATGAATGGATAAATGAAAAAGGAAGCGGTCGATGTGAGATAAGGATTACTAAGACTTCTGATGATTACACTACTTCTAGGTACGGGGATTTAATGTATTTTACAACAATTAGAGAGATTGTTAATGATGATTTTGAATATCCTAGACAAGTTTTAGTAGGAATAAAAGCTCTTGCTTCTAATCAATTATCAGGTTCTTTTAAATTTTCTTGCATTCTTTATGGTGCTTTAGTCAGAGTTTATTCAAAACAATGGTATCATGGTGGAACAGTTGTTTCTTCTCCTATTTGGTCTGTTATTATGTCTAACAATCCTGCTTGGGTAGCTTATGATATTTTAACTCAACCTGTTTTTGATAATGATTTAAATGTAGTTAGATATGATGGCATTGATCCTGAGTTTATAGATTTAGATAAGTTTGTGGAATGGGCAGACTTTTGTGATGAGCTTGTATCTGATGGTAAAGGGGGGCGAGAAAAAAGAATAACCTTCAACGGAGGTTTTGATGCTATGACTTCCGTTTGGGATGCTGTTTTGAAAGTATGTTATTCTAGTAGAGCTATGTTAATACTTTCTGGTAATAAATATTCTGTTGTTGTTGATAAACCAGGTGATCCTGTTCAATTATTTTCAGTATCTAATATGTACATGGACACTTTTAAAGAAATATTTTTACCAATGGAAGACAGAGCTTCAGAGATTGAAGTTGATTATTTAAATTCTGAAAATGATCACGAAAGGGAAACTTTTACAATAGTTAATCCTGATATAGATAATCCTAGTAATAAAGTAAACTTACGGTTATTAGGTTTAACTAAACCTTCTGAAATTTATAGAGCGGCTAAATTAAAACTTTATTATAATCAATATTTAACACGAGTTGTTAGTTTTGATACTGATGTGGATGCTTTAGCTTGTACTGTTGGCGATTTAATTTATATTCAACATGATGTACCACA